CTCGGCTAACTCATTAAACGATAAGGCAATATGACAAATGAAAAACGCAAACCCGGCCGGCCCAGGTACGAGCCGAGTGCTCGTGATCGCGAGCAGGTGGCTGCGATGACCGCGATGGGTATCCGGGATATGGATGTCGCCGTGGTGATCGGGATCACGCCGCCGACGCTGCGCAAGCACTTCGCTAAGGAGTTGAAGCGAGGGCACATTCAGGCTACGGCGAAGGTAGCGCAAAGTCTTTACACGCAGGCGCTCGGGCGTGCAGCTGACCCGGAACGCGGAATTGAATACCTCAAGCCGAATGTTGCGGCGGCAATCTTCTGGATGAAGTGCCGTGCCGGCTGGCGTGAGGACGGCGATTATATCGGGAAGAAAGAGCAGTGCCAAGAAGCCGCTGAGAAGGTAGCCAAAGGCAAGTACGCGCCCTCCGCCGCGCCGCGGCTCGTCGTCAACAACACGAAGTAGTCGATGGACTGGAGCACTGCCTGTCCGAGCTGGGAGTCAAAAATAGTCCGGGGCGAGTCGCTGATCCCGTTCGCGCCGTTATTTCCGGCTGAGGCCGAATCTGCGCTGAAGGTGTTCCGCGGCCTGCGGATTGTGGACGCCCATGGTAGTCCGACCTTTGGGGCGGTCTCTCGTCCGTGGATATTGGATTTTGTCAGCGCGGTATTCGGTGCCTACGATCCGGGTGTGGACGAGAATGGCAAGAACACAAACAGTCCGACGACTGGTCGGCGATTGATCAACGAATTCTTGTTGTTGATTAGCAAGAAGAACGGCAAGAGCACCACTGCGGCCGGCATCATGATGACTGCGCTGATCCGCAATTGGCGCGAGTCAGCCGAGTTCTTGATTCTCGCTCCCACGGTTGAGATCGCCAACAACTCGTTTTACCCGGCGCGCGACATGGTGCGGAGAGATGAAGAACTTTCCGACCTGATGCACGTGCAGGAGCATATCCGCACGATCACGAATCGGCGCACGAATGCGACGTTGAAGGTAGTGGCTGCTGAAAACGAAACAGTCGGCGGCAAGAAGGCGACCGGCATCCTGATCGACGAGTTTTGGTTATTCGGCAAACAGGCGAATGCCGAGAACATGTTGCGGGAAGCCTGCGGCGGCTTGGCATCGCGGCCAGAGGGCTTCGTGATCTACCTCACCACGCAGGCGGACGCGGCGCCGGCTGGCGTGTGGCGGCAGAAGCTGCAATACGCGCGCGCCGTGCGGGACGGAACGGTGATCGACAAGCGCTTCCTGCCGGTGCTGTACGAGTTTCCCGCGGCGATGGTTAAGCGCGGGGCGCCGCCGCTTGCAGACTGGTGCATGACGAATCCGAATCTTGGCGCGTCGGTCGATCCTGAATTCCTCGCGCACAAATTGCAGGAAGCGGAACACGCTGGACAGGAATCGCTGCTCGGGTTCTACGCCAAGCACGCGAACATTGAAATCGGCCTTGCTCTGCGCTCAGACAGTTGGGTTGCCGCTCCATTTTGGGAGCATCAATCTCGCGAGTGGGTCACGCTGGAATCCATCCTCGCGCGCTGCGAGGTCATCACGGTAGGCGTGGACGGTGGCGGCATGGACGACATGCTCGGGCTCGCCGTGCTTGGCCGTGACCGCGAAACGCACGACTGGCTGTTGTGGACTCATGCCTGGCTGCATCCGATTGCGCTGGACCGGCGCAAGTCAGAAGCTGCTCGGTATCGAGACTTCGAGCGCGACGGCGACTTGACGATCATCGAAGCATTGCCGGAAGATGTCTCGGAGATTGCTGCGATCATCAAGCGCGTCTCCGATACCGGGCTGATGGCGAGCATAGGACTGGACCCGGAGAAAACGCACAAGGTCATGTTACAGGCGCTGGTCGATGTCGGCATCGATGAGAAGCTGATCTTCTGCATTCCGCAGGGCTGGAAATTGTGCGGGGCAATCTCTGTAGCCGAAAGAAAGATTGCCGAGGGTGCCTTGCTGCACGGCGGCCGGCCGCTGATGGCGTGGTGTGTGAGCAATGCGAAAGTTGAGCCCAAAGGTAACGCAACCTTGATCACGAAGCAGGCGAGCGGCTGGGCGAAGATTGATCCGCTGATGAGCATGTTTTCGGCGGTGTCGCTGATGGCGCTGAATCCGGCTGGTGCCGGGAAATCATTCTGGGAGAAGGTTGCATGAAAAAATTGCAGGCGATTCTCCCGGACGCACTGCTGATCGCCGGCGCCGCGGGTGTGAGCTATGGTGCGTGGTTGGCCTACGCGCCGGCTGGCTACGCCGTGGCAGGCATCCTGGCAATCGTCGCAGGTTTGAAACTGGCGGCGGTGACGTAATGCTCGCCGAAGCCTTTGCGCGTAAGTCGGCGAGCAGCTACGACGTTCTGCGCGAGATAGCAGGATGGTCTGGTTGCATCACAAAGAGCGGGAGGGCGGTCAACGTTCAGACGGCAATCGAGGTTGCCGCCGTCTTCGCCTGCCTGCGCGTGCGCGCCAATGGACTGGCTCAGGTGCCGCTGAAACTGATGCGCGAAAGCGCGGACGGCAAGACGCGGCTGCCGGCGAAGGATCATACCCTCTACGAAAAGCTTGAATGCCGTCCAAACGACTGGCAAACCGCGTTTGAATACTGGGAAACGGTATCGTTTCATCTCGATTTGTGCGGCAATCACTACTCATTCGTGAACCGATCGAACCGTGCGGGCATCATGGAACTGATTCCATTTACGCCGGGACAGGTGACGGTCGAGCAAAACGACGATTTCAGCCTGAACTATTCGGTGCGCGGGAAGAACGGCGAGGCGAAAGACTTCCCGGCAAAGTCCATTTGGCATGTCCGCGGCCCGTCCTGGAACAGTTGGATGGGCCTTGAGTGCGTGCAGATCGCGCGCGAGGCGATTGGACTTGCGATGGCGACCGAGGAACAACAGGCGCGAATGCAGAGGAACGGCGTGCGCACGGCGGGGACGTATTCCGTCGAGGGCACGCTGACGCCAGACAAGTATAAGGAGCTTAAAGCCTGGGTTGATGCAGAAATGGGCGGCGTCGAGAACACCGGCAAAGCGATGATTATGGATCGCGGCGCGAAGTGGCTGAACAACAGCATGACCGGAGTTGATGCGCAGACTCTGGAGACTCGCCGCTTTCAGGTAGAGGAAATCTGCCGGCACTTCGGCGTAAATCCGATAATGATTTTCGCCGAATCGAAGAACACGACATACGCCAGCGCGGAGCAAATGTTTTTAGCACATGTTGTGCATACGCTAGCGCCGACATATCGCAGGCTGGAGCAGTCGATCGACGCTAATCTGCTGACAGAAGCCGACCGTGCTGACGGCCTGTATTCCTGTTTCGTTGATGCCGGGCTGCTGCGCGGCTCGATCACAAATCAGAAGGACGTGATTCTTGGCTACACGAACGGCGGGATCATGACGCCGAATGAAGGGCGCCGCCTACTCGATATGAACCCGGATGCCGACCCGGCAAGCGACAAGCTGCGGATACCAGCAAATATTGCTGGCAAACAAGAGGAAGCGGCCGACAAGGAAGTGATGATGGTCAATGAACGACGTGCGGCTGGAGGTCTTCCTCCGCTGGAGGGCGGGGATGCCGTCTATATGCCGTCGTCGCTGATTCCAGCAATTGAGGTAGAAAAGTAACAAGATGGGATTCGGCATCAATACAAAGGTGGGCAAGACCATCGCCGCAAACGCGCCGAAACACTCACGCATTGTCGAGCCGTTTGGGGATGGTGGGAGTTACGCCTTCTTCATGGAACGCAAGCGCGCGCGCGAACATGTGCTTGGGATCGAGGATGAATCGCTGTTTGCAATTCTCTCGTTCATTCAATTGCTATCGAGTGCCGACAAGGCGCGGTTGAAGTCGTTCGATTGGATCGGGTCTGAGGAGACTTTCGACAAGGTGCTCGGCATCACGGCGACGGAAGGCGCTGAATTTTTTTACCGCTATTTCTATCTGATGGAGTTCGGCGTCATGGCGCGCGGCATGAGCGAAGATGCCGCGCCGATGTTTGATTGGCTGCGCCGGGGCATGGACATGAAAAAATCCTCGTTGTTCGATCTACCGCTGATGAAGATTGCGCTTAAAGGTGTGGCCTTGGTTCTAGGCGATTCGATGGCGCTCGTTCAGTCGGGTGGCTCGGACACGTTCCTGATTCTGCTTCCTGGTTCGCCCGAACAGGTGCAGGCGGTAGAGGGTAAGCTTAGCGGACTCAGTTCGCCGTTCTTCTTCGCCAAGAAAAGCGCCAGCAATGACGATCTCGCTGCTGCGGTAGCGTCGAATGCCGGGCAAATCGTGGTTTCCTCGTTTGCTGCGGCCTCAATCATGATGGCGCAAATGGAAGTGCGCACGAACTACGAGAACAAGCTTCCTTTGCTTGAGCCCGAACCTGGCAAAGGAACGCCAGCGCCAATGTGAAGTAACGTCTGGAGCAATACCATGAAACCGATGATGAACGAAATGCGCGCGGATTGGATGAAGCGGTGCATGGGTGACGCCACAATGATGAGCGACATGCCGATGGACGACAAGCGCATGGCGGCGTGCGAAATCATATGGAACGACAGCGGAAAAGCTGTATTGAATTCGCTCAAGGCCATCTCGCAGACCGATACGGAACTGCGCGTCGGGAATTACATGGTGCTGTTCGGCGGGAAGGATCTGACCGGCGAATTCTTCACCAAGAAAACGCACTTCGACAGCAACTTTACCGATCTCGGCGTGCTCTACGTCGATTTCGAGCATGGCCGCGATGCGGAGAAGGCCGGGAATTCTCAGCATAACGTGCTCGGTATTGCCGACTGGAAATCCGCGAAGGTTGACGAT